ATATCTGTGCATTTTGCCATCAAGTGGATGACGATACGGAATGGCCACACACTCTGAGCCCCATTGCAGCACATTGTCGTTGTTGTCTAGAAAAGTCATGAACACCTGTTCCCAGCTGCTGCGCCAGGTTGGGGGCCGATTACCTACATATTTTTTTGCATTTCTTACTTGAAAAATGCCTTTTGAAAAGTTAGCCATGCTTGCCTAACCTTTATTGAACTACATTTCTAGCAGCGTAAAAGTTTGCAGTCACAGGCACACCCACACCCAACAAGGTAGCACGATTTCTAATAGTGTTCAAGTAATAGGCCAAGGTCACATTGAGATTCATGCCTGCGGTGCCTTCAAATCCCTGCAACAAGGTCAAGGCCGGAACTCCTGTGTCTTCTGCCACTTTGAACAGGCTCACAGTAAAGTTGTCTGCTGCCAGCCGTGTGGTCATGATTGATTTGAAGTAGCTGTTGACCACATCATATTCAGCCGCAGGAACATTTACATCATATTCATAAAATGCATCAAACACTCGTACTGTTTGATCTAGATTGGTATTTTCGTAGTTGATACTGGCCATGATTATCTTGCGTTGGTTGGTGGAGTTTGTGGTGTTGGGAAGAACATGCCAGTTGGCCGTCCTTGCACTGCTCTTACTGCGCCTGGTATTGCCCCTTTGATAGCACTGGTGCCCAGGGCAGTTGCTTCACTCACGGCCAGACTCTTGATATTTTTGCCCTTGAACGTGTTGTAGGCTGTGCCAGCTTTTTGTGCTGCACCAATAAGTCCCAGTACACCACCGCTTTGTAAGTCTTCCAAGATACCACCTCCTGCATCCAGCAGGCCGCCCTGTCCAAACACCGTGGCTCTTGAACCGGCACGACTGAGTGGACTCAGAGTTTGATCGTAATGTGCAGGATCAGCAAAGCCTTGAACATTGGTGTCGGGACGTTGATTGCCCACAGCACCTGAATAATATTTCACAGTTTCATACGCTATGGTCATGCTGTTCTGCATCACACCACCGCTTTCACTGTAGTTGTATTGGTCGTGACTCCAGTTGGTGATAATGGGATTGATCAACACATACTCTGCTGTCTTGTGTTGGTCCATGCCGTAGATTCTGATGTCTTTGAAAAAAGGCGGCTTGCCCGACTGTGAGCTTGTGCCGTCGTTGTAGCTTTCGCCCACATATCCCCAGTCGTTAACATCGCCAATTCTGGTGTCGTTGTAGATATCTCTGTTGTTGTAGCCAAACCCTTTTTGCAAGTTGGCACTTTCGCCTATACTGCCGTTTTGGCTGTTGGGTTCTAGATAATTTTGACTGGGATCTTTGTAGTAGTAGCTGTAGTAGTTGTACCACAGTTTACGAGAATTGTCGCCGCCGTCGTCGTGAAACGTCACAGTGACAGGATCATAGTTGATCTTGGTCTGTATCACTCGCTTGCGGTTGTACTGATTGAGTGTTTCAGCTGCAACAGTATACTTGGGCAGGTCCACAGTCTTCACAAGATAACTGAGACTGGTAATTTGATTCACACCTGCCAGTTGACTCAGTGCAGGTATTTCAGCTGTGTTCAACGTGAAGCTCACGTGAAAAAGGAACTTGAACCTGGGTTTAAGTTCGTATGCGTTGCTAGTAAAGGTTTTGCTTGCGTGAGTGTAATCACGCAAGCTATCCGCTGCTGTGAATCCCTTGAAGAATTCCTGGCCAAATGTTGGCATTATTATGCGCCTTGACCAGCACCTGTCACAACGTCGCCGAGTGTTCTGCCAATTATGCCACCAATACCGCTGGTGTCTAGACTGTTAGGTCCAAGTTGTGCAGCGTTGTCATAGGCAATGGTCATGTTGATTGTTACACCTTCGTTGGTGCCATAATTCAATTCGCCGTAGTCAGCACCTTTCAGGTAGCAACCGTACAGTTCCCATGCTTCCAGTACCACAGGAGCAGAAGCTCCGTTGCCACCGTCTAGTATTTCAATCTTGGTCAAGAACTTGTAGTCAATACCCGAAGCAGCACTGGCCATTTCCAGAAAGTCCATTTGCTTTTGCATCTGTTCACCGATCAACTTGGAAACACTGTTTGATGCATCGTCGCGCACTGAACAAGCAACATCTGCCCATGAGTGGCGGCCCGCCAGTTTCAGAGTTGAGTTGTAGATTGGCAATGCGATTTCTTCGAATGTCAAATTGGGTCTAGCAATGCTGACCACCTGCTTGGTTAATTCTGTTGTGGGCTTTGAAACGCCGAGGTTTTCAAACATCACTCTAAAGCGATATTTGAGTTTGGGCATCAACAGAC